CCTGCGGCTCGTCGAAGACAGCGGAGGGGAACTGCGAGTGTGGGAATACCCCGACACATCGGAGGTGGTCCACAACCGCTACATTGCAGCCGTCGATATTGGAGGAGCACACAAGACTTCCGACTTCCACGACATCGTCATCCTCGACCGCTACGACCTGCTGTTCGGCGGATGCGAGGCAGTCGTAGCCGAATGGCACGGACACTGCGACCCAGACCAACTCGCCATGCGATGCGCACAACTGGCAAAGTTCTACAACGATGCATTCCTCGTCGTCGAAAACAACACGGCCTATTCAAAGATGAACAACACCGAGGGCGACATCTCGCAACTCCTCTTCCCCATCCTCGTGCCGCTCTACGACAACCTCTATTCCGGCAACAAGTCGAAGGCGCTCAAGCACAGGCAGACCGAGACAAAGTATGGCTTCAACACCAACCGGAACACCAAACCGGCACTCATCAAACACTATGTCAAGGTGGTGCGCGAACATGCCTACATCGAGCGCGAGAAGGAGGCACTCGTCGAAATGGGCTACTACCTCTTCTACCCAGACAAGGGAGGCATCTACGGGGCAACGGCAGGCTACCACGACGACCGCGTCATGGCACGCGCCATCGCACTCTACGTCTCAAAACTCGACATGGACGCTCCCTATATCATCCACGAAAAAACACCGGAGGAACTCAAACAGGAATACGCACGACGGCTCCAGGAAAGAAAACCTACCGAAGTCGGCACCCTATAAAACCCGTTTAACCCATTAAACCCATCATCAAAATGAAACAGAAAATCAAGAAAACAGCAAGAAAAATCCTCGTCGCCACCTACCGGCCCTTCATCGTCAGAAAAGAGAAATTCAAGGCCACGAGAATGTGGAGAAAAGGCGTGAAGGAATGTATCAAGGCGTATGAGGTGACACGCGGACCGCGCTTCTACATGTGGTTCGACGAACACTCCATGAGGTTCTTCCCCGTTACGCTGGAAGAACGACCGAAAGGCGACACCATCTCCATGCGGCTGCTGCAGCGCACGGGAAAAATCCGGGCAAAAAGACGGATGGAGGTGGACGACATGAAAAGGGAGTGCTTCTACTACACACCCTCACGGTGGGGAGCAATCGGCTGCGAATCCGACAACCGGCTGCGAATCGAAAAATACAACAAATGGCTGCGCTTCTATATGGGGAAACTATCAGAGCCTATGCGGAAACTGAACCAGTTCCAACCGTAGGACTGGCGTGGATGGAATCCTCGTCGCTGTCCTGCGGCAAAGAGCCGCCACCGTCACCGACGATGGGCGGCTGTCCGGTCTGGGCGGCTGCCACTGCCTGCTGTTTCTGGTATTCCTGAATCCGCTTCTTCAACCTTGCAGTGTTGCTGAAGCTGCCGCAGTCAAGCATCGTCAGAATGTCTATCCTGTTCTGGAGCATCAGATTCCAGAGCATGTCGTTGTTGGCCTCGCGCATCACCGCACTGTTCACGTCCATCTCCATCGAGAGGTCGGTGTTCACATCCTCCATCGTGACGGGGTCGTAATACGTACGGTAGTCCTCGCCGGTCAGCTTCACGCTGCGATGGCTGTCATAGAACTGCTGAATCTCCCACAACTGAATCTTGCTCATCCGCAACTTGAAGTCGTAGAACACACCCATGTAGTCGGCAACGGTCGTGGCCGCGCTGTCACGCTCAAGCTTGTACTGCCGACCGCTCGTACTGCGGTGGACACCCTGCAAGGCACCCTGCACGCCCGACTGCGACACCACAAGACCCTGGTTCTGGCTGATTATCCATTCCAGACCCGACGGGATGTTGTTGCCCTGCAGCGTCACAGGCGGCTTGCCCTTGTCGCTGTTGTACAGCACGACTCCGTTGGGCTTCGTACTCTCGCGGATCATCTCGTCAATCGACTGGTGCGGGGTCTCGCTCTTCACGTCGATGGCAACGCCTTTCAAGGAATTGCCCATAATGCTGTCAAGCATCAGCATATAGTGGTTGAAGGCACGCTGCTTGTCAATCGAGCGGTCCACGAAACTGCGCGTCTCCCCCTGAATGCAGGGATAGGCAAGGAACGCATACGGATGGAAACGGAAACCGTAGCCGCCACGCAGGCAGCGATACGGAGACACACCCTCGGCAAGCAGATAGCCGCTCGGCGACAGGAAACGATAGTACCAGAATTCCTCAATCTTCACCTTGTACTCAATCAGCTGCACCTCCGAAGGGTCGATGTAGTAGGTCTCGTTGCCGGAGGCATCCAGCAAAGGAACGCCATTCTCGTCCTTGCGCACATTGTCCTGCATCCTCCGCCTGTTCTCGGCATCAATGTCCCGACGCTCATTGAGCGGACGGTAGCCCACGTCGGCAGTCGCACGGTCGTGATACCAGAGCGCACGCTGGCGCTCCTTCTTCCAGACCTCAATCACCCTGTACTTGCCAAGCACCGAACTGTGGTAGAAGTCATTGCCGGCATCGGCCTGACGCTCACCCGTCGGACGAAGGCTGTGCAGGTGGTCGCCCTGACGCACATAGATGTTCTTCAACTCCTCCTCGGCCTCCTTGCTGGCGTTGCCGTCCTTATCCACACAGAAAGTCTTGAGCAGGTCGCTCCAGTACATGTCGTGGGCCTCGGCAATGAAATTCACGTCGCTCAGGTCGGATTTCTCAAACGGAGGAATCGCAAGGTGGAAAATGTTTACCTTGTCCAGATACACGTCCTCGCGGCCCTCACGCTCCGTATAGCTCACCTTGCCGCACAAGAAACCATAGACGCAGAACTCCTGAAAGAACTCTGCGTCCAGCTGCTGGCGGCGGTTCAGGTTGTCGTTGGAACGGAGAAACTCGCTGAACAGCGCGGCAAACATGTCCTCGTTGGCATCCGTGCTCTTGCAGGTCACGGCCATGTCCTCCTGACGAAGCAAACCCTTCAACGTCAAAACCTTGTCAGAAATAATATCATTCTGGAACGTCGGCAAACCACGCAACTGCATATACTTCTCAACCGTCATCTTTCGTCCGTTCCACACCACCGAATCGTTCAACTGCCGACCCATGAAGAAGTCGTTGGCGCGAATCCACTTCTTCCGGAGCGTCTCCATGTCGTCGTAGTAACGCGCAGCCTCGCGAAGAAGGCGAAGGTAGTATCCGTCACTCGAAAACACCTTGTGCTCCTGGTGTTTCAGGCTGTCCATACCCTCCTCGTAGGCTCCCGTCACGGGATTTTCAATACCATTGTTTGCGAATACCATACCAATGTCCTTTTGAATTTTTCCGCTAAATTAACACAAAACCATTCCTGACATACTATAAATTGTACAATTTATCAGAAATCATTTCAGACGTTCAATCTTTCGAAGAACGTCCTCGCGCTTCTTGCGAATGACTTCCCAATGCTTCTTATTGTCACCATCTGGCCTCATCTTGTTGCGCTCGTCCTTGATTTTCTTGATAACATCGGCGACTTCTTGCACAAGGTCGAGTTGCTCTTGCGTCACCGTGCCAGCATCGATGGCAGCATCTACCTCCTTCTCTACCTCCTTACGGAGTGCGTCAAGACGCATGTCGCCGACAAGGTCGGAATAACTACGGTTCCCACTATAGTATTCGACTGCCTTCCTGACATCTTCTTTCTTGCTCGTCGTGACACCTATCACATCATTGCCGCCATTGGTGCGTGAAGCAATCTCCTTGCTGGACAATTTGCGAAGACCCGCGTCACCCTGCTGGTAAGCACGATAGAGCCGGTCATCACTCAAGTTCGCGATACGCTCTATAATCTTCTTTTCAAACTGCTTCTGCAACTTTTCCTTCTTCTTGCTTTCTTCGGCTTCATCATACAGCCAGCCTGTCAATGGCGCATTCTTCTGGAACTTATAGTCAGCATAACGCTGCGCAAGCTCCTCATACGACAACTTTTTCGCATCGTCCGCACTCATGCCCAGTTCGTCGATATAAAGATTGTCTGCAGTGGCGGAAGGAGCGTTCATAAGACGCATGATGAACAAACCAATCTCTCTGGCATTGAGCATGTCACCGCGACCGTAGTCTATACAGGCCGTCACAAAGTCCGTCGCCGTCTGGGGATTCACACCAACCATACTCTGAATGGCAATGCTCACAAGGTCGTACATACCAGCCCACTCGTCGTAGCTGAAATGGCCAACCATACTCTGAATGTCTGAGAACAGGGGAAGAGGATTGATCTCGTAATTTTTCAAACCTTCCGTGCTGAAACCATCACCGCTCATGGTCAGACCCACCATGTCACTGATGATACTACCACCAGCCAAACCCTCAACAGGGCCAGACGCAAGACCCTGCACCAAGGCATCTTTGGCGGCTTTCTTCTTCTCCTCGTTGTCGTCACCGCTCAGAAGAATATAACCCAAGATGGGACCGAGCTTCCAGAAAATCGGCAGAATCCATTGGCTAACCACAACTTTCGCGAGGTTGTGCCGCATGGCTCGCTTGTATTCGCCCTCTGCACCCCTCTGTGCCTGTTCCTCGTCAAGACCTTTCTCCATCAACTGGCGTTTCATAAAGGCAATCGATTCATCACGATAGCCCTTCTGCATCAAGCGTTTCAGGTTACGATAACCATCTACTGTCTGGCGAGTATAGGCCATCGAACTATTGCGGAACACACTCAAAGCGTTGGAGGCCGCGGTGCGGTCCATTTGAATCGCAGACACAACCGCACCTTCAGAACTCTGCTGTGTCAAATTATACCCAAGTTCGGCATCCACCAAAGCCATCGTCTTCGCAGATGTTTCGTCAAAACCCATCTTGATATACTTGTCATAGCGACTCTGATAAATGCTATAGGCACCAACAGCACAGGTAACACTATCAATAAAAGCATTGGGTGTCATACCATACTGCGAGGCAAGTTTCACAACCCTGTTCTTCCAAATCTTCCAGTCGTTGGGGTTGTCCATCAATCGGGTGTCACCAGCCTGACGACTCATGTAGCGTTTTTCAAACAAGGGCATATTCTCCATAGCCCATCTCCATGCCTTCCTTGGCGTAAAGGCATTGACGGCGAAATACTTCAAATCGACATCATGGATGAAAGCGGGTGCACTCAACATCTGCTTGAGAGCCGGGTAAGGGCGGAAACTAATCTTCGCCGCCGTCACACCCTTGGCAATGTTGGTAATCGTCTTATCAACACTACCCATGCCGACCTTCGGACGGTAACTGCCCGCAGCCATCTTGGCCGTATCACGGAAGGTGTTCCAAAGAATGTCGCCGCTGCCGTAAATCGTGTTCATATTCTTCACCTTATTCTTAAAGGTGTTATAACTCAACAGCGTATTGATGTCCTTGTTGAACTCGGCAAACGCATTCCAGTGCTCCATCTCCTCGATATGCTCAATGGCAAGGCTGAATGCATCCGTATTTAGAATGTCAAGCGGCAGACAATTCTTCGTGCGCTTGATGATGCCACCCGTCGTCGTACCAGGCAAAATGCTCTCGTCGCCATTCGGGTTGTTCACGTCCTCATTCTTCCTGATGGAACCCTCCAAAATGCGAAGCGGGAAATAATTCTCTATCGATGCCATCGGAGCACCAAACAGACGCTCGTAGGTGGCATTGTATTCCTCACGCCTCGATTTCAGAAAATCACCCTGAAGCCAGTCGGCAAGTTCCACGAAACGAGGGTCAAGGTGTTCCTTGATGGCGGCAACATCCTCCTCGTCAATACCCATCTTGCGCAACTTCATACGACCGTCCGACATCTTGTCTGCCATATAGATGTAGAGAGCATTGCCCTGCGTCAGCCTCACAGTTCTTTTCTCACCGCTACCCATATCCATGAAGTCAACGTCGATGCCGTCCATACGGCGTTCCAACTGATACAAGTCGCTCCAACGCTTCAACTTGCCGTCAAACACCTCGCGAACCTTCGCGTCAAGGGCTTCCTTGCTCTTCTTCGCACCAAGATACTCATTCTCCGATGCCTTCATGTAGCCTCCCATGTAATGGTTGTAAAGATAGCCCTCGCCATTCACGTTCTTACTGCCAAATTGCTTGAGCATCTGTTCAAACGTCGCCAGCGACGACAACAGGAAGCGAGGAATACTGCTGTTATTCCAGTCTTTCTTCCAACTCTGCTTCCGATGCATACCAGGGTCTTTGCCACTCGTGTCGAGATTGGCCATCTTGTGGATGTTCTCCACCCGTTCCTTCTCTCGCTCCACAAAGTCACGCGCACCCTCAACACTCTCGTTGATCAGGCCGCCAAGACGATTCAGAAGTTGGTTGTAATAGCCAATGCGCTCAATCCGGTTGTCAAGCATGTTGCGGTCTATCTCCTCAAGCAACTGTTGTTGCTGCTCATAGGTGCGACCACTCTCGCCATACTCCATTTCTGCATCCCGTCTGTCTTTCTTCAGGCTCTCAAGCTCCTTCTTGCTCTCGTTGATGTCTGTCAGATATTGACGGGCAAGACTATAGCCGGCATATTCCGACTCAAGCATACGCGATTCGGCGTCGCTGCCTCTCATACGCTCCAAAAGGTCATTCATGTAGCTGTCAATCTCGTCCACAGACAAATTAGTGCCGACAGCCTTGCGGAACGACTGAATCATCCGCTGACCCTTCAACTCCAACTTGCCCTGAGCCTCAACACCCTGGGCAGTCTGTTTCAGTTCCTTTACACTCGCAGTCTTCCAGACGGCATTTTCAAGATTCCGCAGCTGGTTGTCGATGAGAATGTCCATGATGTTGTCCACATACTTCCTGACATCCTTGGC